CTTTTTGAGTGGGATAATATAAACCATCCGCACAAGGGGCTGATCACTAAGGCTGATCTTGATGCTGGTACAGGTTATGCCATAAAATATACCAACATGATAAAAGGGGCTGCTATGGCATGGCTGGCAGAAAATAAATAAAATAAAATTTCGGCATGGGTCTTGAATATCAAAAACTAATACCCATATCTAATATAGGACAACGAAAAAGGGATTTTGAAAAATGACAATTGAACGCACAAAATACTTCACCAATGCAGAATTTAAAGCCCTATCACGTAATGACGATGGCGAGATAGAAAACCTATCGGATCATTTCGTATGGCTAACAGACAAGCAGATTGACAGGCTATCAGGTGATGACTGGATGCGGGTTTGTGAATTACAAGAAGAAATCGAGATAATGAAAGCAGATTTTCTAGCCTATGAAATGGCATAAAAAATAATGTGCTAGGTATCACAAAAAAATGCCTACCGCCTATTGACATTGTTTAATTGATTTATTATTTAATATGTATCAGGCCAATGCACTCGCTACGGCGCAGAGATAGCCCGATACCAGACTAGGACTGCAACCGCTTCGGCAACGTCAGCTAGTCGCGCCTACCACATACCCGATAGCAGGTTGTCGGGCTGGTTAAACCCAGAAATAACCTGCACCTAATACGCCTAACGCATACGCGCTGTTTGACATAGTAAATATAACAAAGTTCTAGGGGCAGTCTTATGTCACTTGTGATTGCCCCTAGATAAAATAAAAACTTGACACAGTGTGCATATGGGGCGTAATGTTCGCCCATAACAAAACTTAAACAATCTTAGGAGATAAGAAAATGACTGTTCAAAAAATCCTCGAAACAAACGTAGGCAAAATCGTTCCAACTTACACCGGTAAGGTTTACTTTCACCGCCACGACAGCAACGGCAAGAATGGCATGACCCGCTACGGTAAGCCAATTGGTTCAATGTCAGGGCGTCACAACTACCTAGACCGCCAGCGTAACGAAAAAGGCCAGTTTGTTAAGAAGAATGTAGCAGCAGCCTAACCAAATACGCAGTGTCCACTTGACATAGTGGGCATTGCGCCCCATATTTACACTGTAAAGGATCAAGACCATGACTAAAGCACAAGAAGTATACAAGGTATTCAGGCCATACATGACTAAAGAATTGGCACGATATGCAACCATCCGACTGCTACAGATAAAGGCAGGGGAAAAGTGCAAAAATGAATAATCGTATCACAAGGGTGCATAATCCAGTGGCAACAGCCAATAACCGTAGGCCACAAACCTTCAAGCCCAACAAGGGTAAGGGTTCACACAATAGACAAAAGGATGAGCAAAATGCGAGTAAACACGAGAAAGATGCGTATCAAGAAGGTGAGCAATAAAGCACCACAATGGCAACGCGACAGGCAACAAGAAAAATCTATGAAACTACAAATTAGTGATAGCATTTTTCATACTAATGATGTACAAGAAAAGAAAGTTATTACATTGGCTAGGTAGACGCTGAAAAGTGTTACATCCAATGCATAGGCTACCTACAGAAGAGAGGTGAAAACTTCAGACATTGTAGGTAGCCGCTAACAACCGTAGGAGTATTGACAATGCCTAGAAGAACCACTGCAAACGACATTGAAGGACACGAACAAGCTGTAGAAGATTTTTTTGCTGCCTTCCCTGCTAATCGTGACACATACGAAGCACCCGAAGGATACTCATGGGATACCCACGTCTACCACCACAGTCGTAGAGACAGAAAACGTGGTGCTACACACGACTATGCCCCAAAGGTAGGTGGTACTTGGTTTGGTGATAAGGTTATTGCTAAATCTCAATCCAAATGGCATGGCACTGGTGGAAATTATAGAGTATACACAACAATGCTTTGCATAGAGGAGAAGTAACATGGAAACAGCTAAGAAAAAAATCACAGTGCGTTTTGTAGTTGAGCAGGACTTTGAAATAGAAGTTAAAGATAGCAAACTTGGCATGGGTAGCGTCTTTGCAATCGGTGATGTCATGGTGTCCAGTGGATTTGACCAATGGGATGTTTTGACACACGATTTCATCTTTGATAATCCTGTTGGTAAAATGAGGCCAGTACATGATGGTCATCTGTTTGACGCTAACCTGTACAATCTAGGGCTACACAGTGAGTACATCCAGCCGTGGTTGTTTGAGGGTGAAACAGACAAAGACCCTTACGCAGATGAGGAAGTAGACGATGAAGCTGCTTAACTGCAACACAATCCTGTGCCTACAAAACCAGATGCCTGATGTGGGCATGGATGACTTGTTCATCATTGGGTATCTGGCTATTGGTACAGCTATACTTATCTATCTAGTAATAGATGCATTGAAGGAGAAATGATATGCCTAAAAGGAAGTATGATATATGGGAATCCAGTATGGATGAAGACAACTATAAATTTAATGGTTGTTCCTTTGATACATATGAAGAAGCATATCAAAGGGTAGAAGATTGGGTATTTCAGCAAGAATCTGAGTGGACAGCTGGTCTTAATCTTGCTGAAGATGGGTGGCCTGACTTGACACTAGCTTCCAGCTATAAAATCTGTGTTGGTAATATAGAAGTAGATTACTTTGAGGAGGAATATGACGGTGACTATGAAGCAGACATTACAGTAGAGGAGATTGATGATGTCGGACAGAGGTAAATACACAGTATGCGTATCAGTAAGTGTACAGCGTGAAGTGGTTGTATTAGCTGATGATTTTGATGAAGCTGAACAGGCAGCTATGCGTGAGGTAGTCAACCTAGTTGGTGGCACGAACCCTCGTGTCGTGTCAGCTATGGAAGGAACAACTGACTGGCCTATGGATAAGGAGATTGACACATGAACTGTTGGCACTGTAAAGATACCGAATTAATCTGGAACGTAGACTATGACATCAACCCTGATGAGCATCGTGGTGATGAGTTTAGCATGGTCACGATACTGACTTGCCCTAAGTGTGATAGCATGGTAGAAGTATTCTACCCTGTGGAATGGTAAAGGAGAATGACAATGGCTAAAGAAAAGACAATATGGCTACAGCTAACACCCATAGAGGCTAACGCCATCATGGTAATGCTTGATAGCGAAATGGAAATGGTACATGTGCATGGTGGCATTGACCTCAAAGAATGGGAAACGCTAGACCTAGAAGCATACAAGCTACTAGCTTTCCATAAGTACAAGACATGGTATGAGGAGAATTGTAATGACTGTTGACATTTGCTAAAATATACTATATAACAGAGTATCACTTAACGATAGGAGAATTGATATGCTAGAATATATTCCAGACCACCTCGACTTCAATGTTGAGTTTGAGCCGACTAAAGTTGCTGACAAGAAGTACGTCATCAATGGCAACACAGGTGACTACATTGGCATCGTAGGCAATGGCTTCACATGTGCATCACACACTGACTTTTTCACTAACGTCATGCAGACTACGACAGAAACCCTGTCTGAGCATGACATGGAAAATGCACAGGTATACTGGCGCAGCGCACACAAGGATGGCTGGGCTATGATGGACGTGACCCTGCCTAATGTGCAAGCTAAGATCACCACTGACAAGCACGAGACTACCTTGATGAAGCGTATCATTGCGCTGCATGGTGTCAACGGTACATGTTCCAACACCACCATCTTTGGTGCTATCGACTTCTTCTGTCTCAATGGACAGATCACAGGCGATCACAGTAAGGTGATGCGTAAGAACACATCCAACTTCAGCCTCGACAGGTTCATCACTGAACTGCACAAGTCACAACAGGACTTCACTGCACAGGCAGAACAGATGCAACGCTGGGCTAACACTAGTCTGATGCACGTTGATGTTAAGGCTATGCTTGAGGGCATTATGAAGTCTGACCGTAAGTCAGAGAAGATGTATGGCTTGTACAATCAGGAAGTCAGTGTGCGTGGACGTAATCTGTGGGCATTGTACTCAGCCTTTACTAACTATGCATCCTATGCTGATGAGCGTAATGGATTTGCTCTACGCAATACAGGCAGCGACACACAGTCTAAGTCTCTGTTCATGCGTGAAGTTGAGGTAGCTGGCTGGGTAAATACACCACAGTTTCAGTCTATAGCTGCTTAATGCAGGGCAACCTCTTCGGTGAGGATGACTATGATGTTGAATTGGGTGATGAAACCAGAGTATGTATTAAATGTGAGAGAGAACTTGACTTGGTTCTCTTTCCCATTGATGCCTATCATGCTAATGGAGATGTCAGGCGTAGGCCAGAGTGTGTTGACTGTAGAAGATCAGCGCAGAAACAGACAAGAATGTTACGAAAGTCTGCACCGCCTATACCTGACAATCATTACTGCCCTATCTGCCTTAGAGATAAGGATGGCATCAAAGGCACTAATCACCCAAGCCATAACTCTTGGTGTCTTGACCACTCACATAGTACAGGAGAATTTAGAGGATGGATATGCCATCAATGCAACAGAATGTTAGGCATAGCTAAAGATAACAGTGATCTATTAAAACGCGCTATACAATACTTGGAAGGAATTAAAAATGAAACTTAAAGAGGCGGTTGAGGAATACTATTCTTCCCATGATTACAAGCACTTACGCAGTGAAACTAAAGCACATTATGTGTATTGTTTAACTAACGTAATAGCTACATCAGTAGATGGTATAGTTCTTGGTGATGTGGATGTCAGTAAGATGTCTACCAAGCAAGCAAAGTTAGCTTATGACCAATGGTGTGATCGTGGTATATCAATAGCTAATCACATTATGGCTACAGCTAGAATGGTATTTAACTACGCAGTACGAATGGAACACTGCAATATCAATCCTTTCGCTACGGTACGTAGGAGAGCCACCAAGCCTCGTAAGGTGGTGTGGACGAAGGGGGATGTCAGGAAGCTGCTAGACGCCGCCTACAGTGATTTTAGCACACGTAACGTGGGTTTGATTGCACACATGGCCTACGAATGGTGTCAGCGAGTAGGTGACATGCGTCTGCTTACATGGGATGCAATAGACTTTGAGAAGAAACGTGTAGTGATACAGCAGTCTAAGCGTAATGCGCAGGTTGAGTTGCCTATTGATGATGACCTACTTGATATGCTTATACAACAAGAGCAAGACTTCGGCTTTCAGCCTTACGTTGCACCCAGACCTGTATCATACAGAGGGGTATATGAACCATACACAATGTATAAGCTGCCGTTACATGCACGTAAGCTGATGGATGATGCTGGCTTGTCAAAAGAGTTACGTCTGTCAGACCTTAGACGCACTGGTGTTACAGAGATGGTAGATGCTGATGTAGGAATAGGACAAATCATGTCGGTTACAGGACATGCTAACCCACAGTCAGTTAAACCATATCTAAAAAATACGTATACAAGTGCAAATAATGCCTTGACAGCACGTAAGAAAACATGATATAAGCATTCAACTGCCGCAAAGGAAAGTGATATTACATGAATAATATATATAACATAGTAAGTGATTTAGGTCTTAGTATTGGTGAGACTAAAAGAATGAACTGTCCTAACTGTAAGGGATACAAAACATTTACAGCTACCAATAATATGGGTAGCCTTGTATGGAATTGTTACAAAGTCTCTTGTGGTATATCAGGTAGCACACGTGTGCATTTATCTGTAGAGGATATAAAGGCTGGCTTTGCTGGCAGTAAGGAGTTCGCAATGGATACATTCGATCTGCCTCAGTATATTGTGCCTCATCGTGACAATCTTTACATGAACAGATGGTGTGATAAGTGGGATTTAGATGCAGATAAGCTGGGTCTTATGTATGATGTAAAGGAAAGCCGTGTGGTGTTTCCTGTAGTACATGACGGTAAAATTGTAGATGCTACTGGCAGATCATTGTCAGGCCAGCGTTTACCTAAATGGAAAAGATATGGAAATAGTGGCTTGCCTTATACCTCTGGATATGGTAAAGTCGCAATAGTTGTTGAGGACTGTGTAAGTGCAGCCGTTGTTGGTTACGGTTCCTTTGTCGGGGTTGCACTTCTAGGCACATCATTGCAAGAGGCGCATAAAGGGTATCTTGCACAGTTCTCAACAGCCATAATAGCGTTAGACCCCGATGCGCTACCTAAGACGTTACAGATGGCAAAGGAATTGCGAGGACACGTCAACGATGTTCGTGTACTACGTTTGAAGGATGACTTGAAATATCGTAACCCGACAGATATGGAGAATTTAAATGGAATTATCAATCATTAGAAGCCTTATGGATAAGTCCTTCTATGACGATCACCGTGGATCGAAATGTCCGCAGCGTTTGTTTAGTAAGGATGCTCGTAAGATTAAGGAAGCTATCGACACTGCTATGGATAGGTATGAGCGTACTGTGACACCCGATGAGATTGAGGCATTGTTCATGGCGAACAACCCTACCCTCACTACAGCGCAGAAGCAAGCCTACTCAAGTCTGTTCTCACAGATCAAACGTGAACAGCCTATGGGTAGTGACGTAGCACAAGAAGTACTGTCTAAGTTATTCCAACAGGTGGTTGGAGAGGACGTTGCTAACATTGGCTTTGATATGGTCAATGGTGATGCGGCTACCCTTGAGAAGCTACGCAATGTACTTGAGCGTTATGGTGATGACTTCATCCCTAACCTAAACATTGAGTGGGATGACATCAGTATCGAAACGCTTATGGCTAAGGCAGAGCTAGAAGCTAAGTGGGCATTCAACATACCGTCCATGACCCGCAAGATAGAGGGTGTGTCAGGTGGTCAGCTTATTGAGGTGGGTGCTAGACCTAACACTGGTAAGACATCCTTTCATGCCAGCTTGATTGCTGCACCTAATGGCTTTGCTCATCAAGGTGCTAAGTGTATCATCTTATGTAACGAAGAGCCTACTCATCGGGTTGGTGCTAGGTACTTGACTGCTGCTGCAGGTATGACAGCACGTGAGGTGCGTGATAACATAAGTGCAGCCAAGGCTAGGTATGAGCCAGTGATGAACAACATCAAGATCAAGGATGCTGGTGGTCGTGACATGGCATGGGTTGAATCTGTCTGTAAGACACACAAGCCTGACATACTTGTGCTAGACATGGGTGACAAGTTCCTTGTTCCGGGGTCATACTCAAGACCTGATGAAGCACTCAAGGCTTGTGCTATCTACGCTAGGCAGATTGCCAAGACATATGACTGTGCTGTATTCTATATGTCACAGTTGTCTGCAGAAGCCGAAGGTCGTGCGCAACTTAATCAGTCTATGATGGAAGGCTCTCGTACAGGTAAGGCTGCTGAAGCTGACCTGATGATACTGATTGGCAAGTCACCTACTGTAGAAGGACAGGAAGAAGAAAGCCCACTACGTCATATCAACATTGTTAAGAACAAGCTGAATGGCTGGCATGGCATGGTGAACTGTGAACTTAACTATCAGACAGCGAGGTATGAGGGATGAGGAAACAATTCAGTGAAGCACTACATGGTAAGCATGACAAGCCTGCACGTACCCGTACTATGGAATACATGCAGATCAAAGGCTATGAGATATGGGAGAACCCTAACACCTATGGGCAAGACTTAATTGCTGAAGGCAGCAAGGGTAAGTTCTATGTCGAGTGTGAGGTCAAGACCGTGTGGGATACAGACAAGTTCCCATTCGATACAGTGCAGCTACCAGAACGCAAGCGTAAGTTCTTTGCTTCACCTACCTTGTTCTTCATATGGAATAAACCACTAACCTCAGCTATATTATTTAAGTCCGAAGACATTAAGGACTTGACACCAGTTGAGGTATCTAATAAATATATAGCGTCTGGTGAGTTATTCTATCAGATACCACTGGACAAGACAGGAATAGTAAGGATGGGCAGATATGAAACTAACACTTGATGTAGAGAATACAACGACTAAGCGTGATGGCAAGCTACACCTTGATCCATTTGAGCCAGACAACTCATTGACTATGGTGGGTATGCTTAATGACAGGGGTGAAGAAGTTATTATTACCTTTGACCACAGTGAGGTGGTAGCTACACCTGACGGTCATGCTACTGTACAACAGTGGCTTGATGAGACTACTGTACTCATATGTCACAACGTGGCACATGATTTGCTATGGCTATGGGAGTCAGGGTTCAAGTATGATGGCGCAGTGTTTGACACTATGCTTGCTGAGTACGTGCTACAGCGTGGCATCAAAGAGCCGTTGTCACTTGAGGCATGTGCGGAACGATATGAGCTAGACACTAAGAAGCAGGACACTCTCAAGGAGTACTTCAAGAAGGGTTACAATACACGAGACATACCATACAATGAGTTGTGTGAGTATCTATCTGCTGATCTTCATGCTACTCAGCAGCTTGCTGATAAGCTCTGGCGCAGGCTTAATACTACTGTCGATGCAGGGCTACTATCTACTGTGCGGCTGACTAATCGTGTAGCTAAGTGCTTAACTGCTATCTATCAGCGTGGCTTTGCTGTAGATATCAGCAAGCTTGATGAAGTACGCACAGAGTTTGAGCAGGAGAAGAAGCAGCTAGTCTCTGACTTGCAGTCTCATGTTCGTACTCTTATGGGTGATACACCTATCAACCTCAACAGCCCAGAGCAATTGTCTTGGGTTATCTATAGCCGCAAGGTTATTGACAAGCCATACTGGGGTAATACTATTGATCCCTATATGGGTGAAGCTGACTTCCGCAGCCTGATTGCTGGTGGTACTAAGCGCATACACAAAACGGTAGCAGAACAGTGCCGTGATTGTACTGGCAGTGGCAGTATTAGAAAGGTAAAGAAAGATGGAACACCATTTGCTAGACCCACAGGCTGTAAGAACTGTGATGGGCGGGGTTATCTGCTTATACCTACTATGGATGTGGCGGGGCTAAAGTTCAAGCCACCTTCAGCTAAGTGGGCATCAGCTAATGGCTTCAGTACCAGCAAACAGAACCTAGAGTTACTTGAGGCATCAGCTAAGTCACGAGGTATGACAGACGCAGTTGACTTCTTGTCCAAGGTGCGGCGGCTATCTGCTGTCGATACCTACCTGTCATCATTCGTTGATGGCATTGGAACATACACCAAACAAGATGGTAAGCTGCATGTA